ACGTTGACGGCATTCCCGGCAACACGCTAAATCTGACCTCATACGCCGCAATTATTCAAACGTACATTGCGCAGTCTGGTACAAGAACACAGACTTTAGCAGTAACACTTCCAGCAATTACCCAGATTTATGTGTTGGTGAACAACACTGGCGAAACTGGCTACGATGTCACTTTCCAAATCACTGGTAGTTCGCAGCCACCACTAACCCTATCTGCTGGTGCGGTTGCTACAGTATTGAGCGATGGTCAAAATCTATACTCATTGACACAAAGCTCTTCTGGTTTATTCTATGCTGCAGACGGTACAGCTTCTGTGCCATCGTTCTCATTTAACAATGATACTACCACAGGTATGTACTTGGTCGGTAGCGGCATTTTGG